CTTGCACATTTCATTCCATTCCTCTTCATCGGTACCGTTCATTTCCATTACCTGCCAAAGAGCTTCTAAATCTTCTTTATAGCCTTTTATTTGTTCTGCTGTATCATTTGCCTGTTCTATCTTTGCCTGAACTTCTTCAATCTTGTCCATAACATCTTTTACGGAACTAAGACCTGCTTTAAGTCCATCCGGCAAATTAGATAAACCAATTGCTTCTGATGGGTCTTCTGCAATAGCTTTAAACTGTTCCCAAAGAGACTGTTCCTCTTCTGCCACAGTGTAAATATTTGCATTAAATGAAAATGCAGTAAAGTTCTTTACATCCATAGTTGTATTTACACTAATACCAACCGGTATAGGAATAAAAAGAATCTCTTTTGTAACAATGCTACCTTTTACTCTTGGCACTAATTCACATTCCTCTACAAATGTTGCAGAAAGGTCAATATTTACTGTGCCATCATCAACTTCTGCTTCGAATTCTGCTTCAACTCCAACTGCAAGCTGGATACCATTATTAAAATGAAGCTGTTCGCCTTTATTTATAACTTCAACAGTAAGTTTTACATCATCTGTTAGTTCAAAGCTTTTACCTATATTCATTTTCTTAAGTTTTTGCTTTGAAATTTTGATATTCAATTGAAATATCAAGATGATCTACAAGCTCTTTAACGTTTGAGGTATTGTATTTTTTAATTAAATCTTTGATTTTATATTCTATATTCATCCATAAGCACACTCCTTTAAATAATAATTATTTGTGCTTTCTAGAAATAATACAAAATATATCAATTATATCGTTTGTCATTTCCATAATTTCAGTATTTGAAATAGAGTCAAGTGAATATCCTCCCAAATCGGCAATTACTTTTTGACTAAGAATAAATGAAACTGCTTCTTGCGGGGTAGAGAAAGATATATTTTCCTTTGGTTTGTCGTAAATAGACATATCACTATCAACATCAGTTCTACACATTATGTAATCAAGTGTTACATTGAAGAAATTTGCAATTTTTACCATTTTGTCAATTTCAGGTGTTCGCTTATTGTTTACATATTGAGAGACTGTTGCTTCAGAATCTGAATAACCATACTTTTCATTAAATTTTTCCACAAATTCTTTTTGAGATAGTCCGTTCTTTTTTATTAATCTCTTTATTCTAGTTCCTGGATTAGTACATCTAACATTATCATTTGATTTGTTAGAACAAAGATAATCTAAAGATACCTGAAAATAATCAGCAATATTAATTAATCTATCTAAATCAGGAATACGTTTGTTATGTTCAAACTGAGATATTGTTGCTTTAGACTCATTAAGATGATAACGAGTATTTAATTCATCAGCTAATTGATCTTGCGTTAAATTATTTTTTTGTCTTAGCTCTTTTAATTTTAAAGAAAATGAATTATTTACAGTTATCATTTTTTGTGTCTCTTGGAAACGATTTTTAACATATTAGCAACATCCTCAGCCATTTCCATAATTTCTTCATCTGACATAGATTCTAAATCATAACCGCCGAAATCGGCAACCATTTCTTGTTTTAGAATAAAACTTAATGCTTCTTGAGGAGTAGCAAATGATTGATACTCTTGATCAAATTTGTTACCTTTAACGAATCCTGAAACCTCTAAAAGATATTCCAAAGAAACATGTAGTGCTTTACTAATTTCATTAAGTGTTTCTATAGTTGGTGAAACTGGTTTACCTGTAGAAGGATTACAACCTGTTTCTAATTTTTTTAGATATGTATGACTAATACCTAGTAGTTCAGAAAACTCTCTTAAACTCATATTTCTTTTTTCTCTTTCTTCATGTAAATATTTTCCTAGTGTATTCTCCATGAGGTACACCTCCTTATATATTAAGTGTAAACCACAGTTGACACCAATACAAATAAAAGTTTACAAATTGATGTTATACATAGTTGACAATATATGTTATCTATAGTAAACTAAAGTCGTGGAAACAATAGATTACACAAAAGGAGGTGCCAAAATGAATAAAATCAGAGAATTTCGCGAGAAACAAAATATGACACAACAAGAATTATCTGAAAAATCAGGTATTAGTAGAGCATATATCTCTCAATTGGAGAATAATGATTCTTTAATTGTTAAAAGCTCTACAATGTTAGCTATTGCTAGTGCATTAAAAAAACCGGTAGGATCTATTTTTTTTAAGTAAAATGGAAACTATATGTAACATGTTTGTGTTTACATCTATCAAGCACAAACATATTTTAACTGATATTTAATGAAGTTTCCTAAAAAGACACTTTATTAAATGCAAGAATTTGGAGTTTAAGAAAGGAGCAAAGAAAAATGGAAAATGTTGAACAAAGATATCCAATTACCATGGCTGTTTTAAGAAATGCTGCAGATAGAATTACTAATTGGAAAAACGTAACCCCACAAGCAAAATTAAGAAAGCAATCGGAAATTGCGGTTGTTATTGTTGCTTTATCAAACACGTTATAGAAAGGATAAATCTAAATGGACAAATTAAGGGAATTCAGGGAGAGCTTGCATATGTCTCAAAAGAACATGGCTAAGAGAATAGGCGTTTCTCCATCGTACTACTACAAAGTGGAAAGTGGTTATCAAAATCCCAGTTATGAATTTCTAGCAAAATTTAAGAGAAGTTTTCCAAATGCGAGTGTTGATCAAATATTTTTCAGTAAATAAAAAAGCCATTAGTAGTGTTGGTACTAACGGCTGCACGATTTGTTTACTTCTTTGATATCCAACACTTATCAAGTCTCAAACTTAAAGCAGTATGCATCTGCTTTGTTACCCTACAATGAGACAAATAGAATTTACCTTAAAGCTACAGTTTATAAAATAGCCGTTTTTCTTGAAAACGTACTAGTCGTTTATATAAATAAATTGGCTGTCACTAGTACAAACAAGCATCACCTGCTAGCACATGAATGTGTAAATTTTATTTTAGAAGAATAGGGGAGTTTAAAGCCGCTTTTAACATGCGACCACCTCCTAACTAGATATTAACTTTCGATATCGTAGTGTAACAATATTTTATCACAATTTGGAAATTTTTGAAAGGAGGAAACACACATGGAAGTCAGACCAACAAAGATGCTCACTGAAAAAGAATTACGTGAAGATCTAGGAATTTCAAGAGACCAGTTACTTAACTTTATTGACCTTGAAATATTTCGTCCTATCAGATTAGGGCGTGGTAGAAAATTCAGTCAACAAGAAATCTTGGAATTTCAAAGAAAGTATGCAGGTCTTGACGTAAGCAATTATTACAAGGCAAAAAAAGCTAAAGAATATGTAGATAGTTTAGCTTAAAAAAATTAAATAGATTACTGGTCATCAAGGAGCCAATCTCAAAGGCCTCCGATAACAAAATAGCATTGATGATTTACTAACTACAGACATAAAAAAGAACTAATACCATACAAGTTTTTATTTAAGAGGTTGGTTCCTTGATGGCTAGTAATGGAAAGGAAAAGAAAATTTATGAGTAAAAATTCATTAATTATCATCTGCTGTATTTTATCTGTTGTCATTGCGGTTTTAGTACACATGTTAAAGGAATTCAAATGGTATCAAAAATCCTACTATGAATTGGCAAATAAGATTGCCAAAGATAGAAGAGATAGAAAAATGTTGGTTCGTGCGGATAGAGAAATGATCAAGAGTGAAATAGATAAAAAATTTCTAGCAATTCTTAGAATTTCTCAAAGAGAAGATTATCCAAGAAATCGTTTTGAATTGGGCTATGAATCAGGAAGATTTGAAGTAGAAGTTAAAAATTTATTTCTATCAGGTGGTCTTACAACACATGAGGAAAAGTTTCTTAAAAAGTGTGAATACATTGCAATGTTTGAAGTGAACGAAAAGGAGGTGTAGTTATGAAGTTATCTGGAAGAGGGCTTGCAACAACAATCATCATTGCATTAGCTGCTGGTCAGTTATGTGTAATTGGCTTAAGAAATTTCTTGGATTTTATTTTCAGATAAAAAAATAACAGCACTTAAAAAAGTACTGTTAAATCAAAAAACCAAAATAACCAATAACAATTATAACCAATCAAAGGAGAAATCGCAATGAAATTATCGAAAAAAGGTGCAGTTACTCTAGCAACAGCATTAGTAGTATTCCTTGTTACTACTGGTCTAATGCTATCAAGAGTTAAAGATTTAGAAAGTTCATATGATGAACAATCAAAGCAAATGCAATTATTGAAAGATGAATACAATTCTCTTTCAAATGAGTTATCGGCTGAAAAGTCAGAGAGAACTAAATATCAAAGATTGTATGATGAAGTTTCTATAAGAAATGAACAATTAGAAGCTGAACTTGAAAATTGAAGATGTCTTGGCCAGTTTGTTATTACATACTATTGGCCAGGAGAAGACGTTTATGGTCGTTTAACTTCTACTGGTGCTATTGCTGAAGAAGGAAGAACTATTGCGGTAGATCCTTCAATCATTCCATATGGTTCTATAGTCTTGATTAATGGCAATGAATATGTAGCTCAAGACTGCGGAGGAGCTATCAAAGGAAAAAAGATAGATATCTTTGTTGACAATCCGAAAATGCAAAAGTACACAGTAGAAATCTATATTAAAAGAGAGGAATAGAATATGACAAAAAAAGATTTAGAAGACATCATCCAAACCGCAAAAGCTGCAGGTGCAGATGTCAAGGTTGTTCAAATTGGTTCAACTGAAAAGGAAACAGGAACAGATGAAAGACCAGCAGTACCATTACTTAAATTAGAATTAAGCATCAAGAAAGATGGAGATGCACTTTCGGCATTAGCTGATTCTGATTGGAACATCTTAGGAAGTCTTTTCTTAGAAATGGCTCCAATCAATATTGACATTGAAAAGGTCAAAGAAATGTTTACACCGGCTAAAAACGCTTTCATGCATTGCAGTAATGAATTGGATAACTATATTCAAGAACAATTTAAAGGAGCATTAGAAGATGAAAAAGAAAGAATTAGAAGAAAGAGTTGCTGATTTAGAGAGTTCAATCATTTGTATGGAATGTAAGGATCATCTAGACAGTGATGATTATCTTCAACTTGGTTATCTCAATCAGGAATTAGCACAATGCAAAAAGGATCTAGAAAATGGAAACTACGAACTATGAGGAGTTCTTTCCTAATTGTAATGTCGAGTATGTCAAAGACAAAAAACATTGGCATCAATTAAGAGGAAAAGGAATTGGTGGTTCTGATGCTGGGGTGGTAATGAATGTTAGTAATTACAAAACACCTTATGAATTGTGGGAGGAAAAGACAGGTGCTAAAAAGCCTGTATTTCAAACGAGTGAAGCAATTGAAAAAGGAAATGCATTGGAACCTATCCTCATTGAATTGTTCGGTGTCCTTTATAAAAACAAGTTTGATTTGATTGATACGAAAGATATCAGTTTATCAAACAAGAAATATCCATTTTTAAGAGCTAATTTAGATGGGGCAATGATTGAAATTGTAACCAAAGAAAAATGGGGATTGGAAATCAAATCAACAACTATTCAAAATGGTGCAATGTTAAAAGAATGGGCCAATGATCACATTCCAATATGCTACTACTTCCAAGTTTTGCATTACATGATCACAACAGGTCTTAGACATTTTGTCCTATATGCCATTCTTGATATTCCTTGGGCAAATAACGGCGCAGGAAAACAAGAAACAAGAGTTGTTTATCTACACTATGATGATTTGGTACTAGATGCTAAATATCTATTCAAAACGGAATTGTGGTATTGGAATTTAATAAAAACTAAAACTCCACCTCCATTTTTAGAAAACAGGAATAAGGAATTAAAAGAAGTCAGTTAGAAAGGAGAGCCTATATGAACGAAATTCAAATTAAATATGAAAACAATCAAATGCTAGTAAGTAGCTTAGAGATTGCTAAAAATTTTGGTAAAGAACACAAAAATGTGTTGCAAACAATTGGAAATCTCGTAGCTGAAAATTCAGCCACGAAATCAATGATATATGAAACTTCTTATGAAAATAGAGGTAGACAATATCCTATGTATTTAATGAATAGAGATGGTTTCAGCTTATTGGTTATGGGATTCACAGGAAAGGAAGCTCTTGATTGGAAAGTTAAATATATTGAGGCATTCAATGAAATGGAGAAAAAATTAAATGATCCTGAATTTTTAGTTCAACGTTCAATGGATTATTTAAAAAGTCGATGTGATGCATTGTTACTAGAAAATAAAGAATTGAAACCTAAAGCTCTATTTGCTGATGCAGTAAGTGCCAGCAATGAATCAATCTTGATTGGTCAGTTGGCAAAGCTTATCAGACAAAATGGCTATGAGATTGGTCAAAATCGTTTGTTTGAGTGGATGAGAGAAAACGAATATCTAATTAAAAAGGGTGAACGTTACAATCAGCCTACTCAAAAATCAATGGATCTTGGATTGTTTGAAGTCAAAGAAAGAACAATTACTAATCCAGATGGAAGTACAAGGATTACATTGACTACTAAAGTAACAGGTAAAGGTCAAGTGTATTTCATAAATAAGTTTTTATCGTAGAAGGGAGAAAAAAGAAAATGAATGAGTTTCAATCAGGGCTACTTAATGAGCTAGTAGCTGTAAAAATCACAACCAAAGAAGAATTTGATAAAGTTATCAACTTCCTATCAATCAACAACTGCTTTCTTGTGAATGGAGAACCAGTTGTCAAACTAACATATCCAGGAGATAAAGCATTTGTCATTTTAAAACAAGATAATGCAATCTTCTGGCAACCGGCTAACCAAGTGTTAGATGAACGTTATAAAGTTGTCAGCGTTATCGAATTCTTTAGACCAACTGAAGAAGAAAAGGTAGTTGAAGCAAAAGCTGAAGTTATTGAAGAACACGTTGACATTGATGAAAAACACCTTTCATTAGAAGTTCAAAAAAGACCAGCAAATGAAGCGATTGTCTCAAATATTGATGAAATGATCAAATTGATTCCAGCAATTGAAGCTAAAAAAGGTGTGGTTGTAGATGAAAAGAACTACAAAGATTTTGTTAAAGCTAAAACTGGAATGGTTCCATTATATCGTTCGTATGCTAAAAAATTAGAAACTGAAAGAAAAGCAGTCAAAAAAGCATACATTGAGCCTTATCAAGAATTTGAAGCAAAGGTAAATAAAGTTGTTAAAGCTTTAAATGATACTGCAAGTGTTGTGGCTGAAAATGTGGATGTATTTGTTCAAAAGCAAAAAGAAGCTCTTAGAAAAGAACGTCAAGCAGCTATTGATCAACTAAAAGAAGTATTGATTTCTAGAAAGATGATTTCAAAGAAATATGCTGATCAGTTCGTTTTTGATGAAAAATGGCTTAACGCTTCAACATCCAAAAAGAAATTTGAAGAACAAGTTGAAGCACAATTCAATGCTTTAATGGAAAAAGAAAAGAATGACAAATTAAACCTTGAAATGATTGAAAAAACAATCACCAATGCATGTCTTATCGCAAATGTTGATGAACAACTCATTTCAAGAGAAAAATATCAAGCTCTTTTGAATACTGAGGGATTACCAAAAGTAACCGAAATGATTACTGATGAAGTAGACAACATCAAAAAGCAATCACAAGCGGTTGCCCAACAAAAAGAAGCAGAACTTCAACATCAAAAGGAAGAGTTTGAAAAGAAACAAAAAGAAGCTGAACTTCAACACCAAAAAGAGTTGGAAGCAGTCAAAAAACAAGCTTCACAAACAGTTGAAAATCAACCTAAATACACACCAATCAAGCGTGGTGATGAAACGATTGCTAACGTAAATGATAAGTATATCGTTACTGAAATCAAGCAAACGCCTGAAAAGTTCCAAGGCAGAACATGGAAGAAAACGTTTGAGTTCGAAGGTGATTTAGCAGCACTTCAAATGTTGAACAGATACATGGATGTAATCAAAAGCATCAATCCAACATTCAATTTCGGTGAAGTGAAATTAACTGAAAAAGAATTAAGTGATCCTCAAACAGGAGTGGTCAATAAATATAACGTTAAAGAAATCAATTAAAGAAAGTTATGAGGTGAAATTATGAATAAGGTTTATTTAGATAAGAATGGAAAATTATTCGTTAATGGTCATGAAATTAAGGGAGTTATGTCCGTTTCATCAGAAACAGATTATCTAGGTACACAAATAGTTTTAAAGTTTGAAGGTGATTACAAATGCGATTTTATTTCATCAAGAAAAGGACATTCATTATCTGAACGTCCTAAGGAATAAACTTAGCGATAAAATCTGTAAGTTCTATCAAACCATTTTTAAATCTTTTTTCCATATAAATAATAGCATTATTTGTGAGAAGGAAGTCGCCACTTACCCACTCCTTAACAAAGCCAATGGATTTTAATTCATCTAGAATGTCGCCAACATCTTCGATATTAAAATCTAAAATATATGGTTCTCGTTGCTCAAAGTTATTTTTAAATTGTTTTGATCTGTCTAACGAATAACCTTGAGCACGCCTTTCTAGAAATGTTTTATATGTAGAACATAAGAATTTATCAGCTAATTTTGTTAGCACTACTGACACTGTTTCACCTCACTTTCGAGGTAAATTATAACACTAAACAAAAGGAGAAAATAAATTATGGCAGTACAAAGCATGGTACATCAAGCAAATGAAGTAAGAGAAAATAAAGTAACAACAATCAAAACAGATACAGGAGAAATCAAGCTATCTTCTAAAATCGTAAAGGCTTATTTGGTCGCTGGAGGAGGTAATGTAAGTGATCAAGAAGTCAAACTATTCATTGCATTATGTTCAGCACAAAAATTAAACCCATTTATTAAAGAAGCACACTTAATCAAATATGGTAGTTCACCAGCGACAATGGTTGTTTCTAAAGATGTATATCAAAAAAGAGCAGATAAACATCCAGAATATCAAGGAAAGAAAGCAGGAATCATTGTTTTAACTGCTGAAGGTAAGATTGATTATCGTGTTGGTACATTCTATATTCCATCAAGAGAAGAACTTGTGGGCGGATGGTGTGAAGTCTATAGAAAAGACAGAGAACCTGAACGTGTAGAAGTATCACTTGATGAATATGTTGGTAAAAAGAAAGATGGAACAGTTAACGCTCAATGGAGTGGTAAACCAGCAACAATGATTAGAAAAGTTGCAGTTGCTCAATGTTTAAGAGAAGCTTTTACATCAGAATTCCAAGGAATGTATGTTCCTGAAGAAATGGGTGTCGAAGATACGACAAGCAACTTTGTTGTAGAAGAAACTCCTCAAGTGCATCAAGCAATTGAAGCAACTACTGCACCAACAATGCAAGATATCATCAATGAAGAAAAACAAGCTGAACCAGTTCCAGTTGATGACTTTGACCCAATGTCAATGTAGGAGGTACCAAGATGCAAGAAGATTACATTATACTTCCTCAATCATTTACAAGTACAAAAGCCTATAGAGATACATACTCTCTATGGACTTTCACTTATCTATTATTCAATTGTGATTATAGTGGGCATCTAGAATTGGATATTAGAAATCTAGACTTGCCAATCAGTGAAAATAAATTCAAAGCATCATTGAAGAAATTATATGATGAAGGACTGATTTATGGTGATACACAAGGAAATCATAGAGAAATCTATATAAGTGATTATCAAGAAAAGTATGTAGAATAAGAGGTTTAATCAATGGCTGAAAAAGAGGTAAAGAAAGGGTACACAGGATTTTCAAACGAGTTGGTGAATGATCCTATTATTAAAAATTCAAAAGCATGGACTCTGTTTTCCTATTGCCTCTTTAAGGCTTATTTTGATGATAAGTATGGAGAGGCAGGAACCTTTACAACCACACAAATAGAAATGAGAAAGAATTTGAATTGGGACAATAAAACCTTAAAAAAATTTATGGAATTCCTAAAAAATAAAGGTTATATAGATTATAAAACAACTCCTCAAAATACGTTTATAAAGGTGCTGAATTATAAGAAGTGGCGAGGGTATTAGTATAGGAAAAATTCCTACATGGTATAGGAGAAATTCCCATACTGTATAGGAAAAATTCCTACACCCCTTTCTATATATAAACAATATAAACAATATAAACAAGAAAAAACAAGATAAAACAAGAGGGGTGTGTTGCACACTCACAGATAACAATCCTTCGCATACGACATTGAAGATTGCTATATATAGTAGCGCCCCTCCATTTAGTGAAAGGATTAGTTAAATTTGGAAAAAACGGAAATCAAAAAGATTTTGAAATTTTACAAAAATCTAAATCCATCAACACAATTAAATATCAATGATAGAGAAGTTATAGAAGTCTGGTGTGATGTGTTTATGGAGTACTCATATGAACAGGTAAGAAATGCTATTGTAGCATTTTCAAAAAAGAAACCTTTTGCTCCAAGCATAGGAGAAATTATTTCTAACATTGAAGTTCCTGATTACACAATTGAACTAATTGAACCCTACACCGTAATTGTTAGTTTTGAAGATGAAGAATATGGAAACTTTCCATTTAGATTCTTCAATTCTCAGGAAGCTAAGAAAAATATCGAAAAATTTAAAGAATGCAGTTACGACAAGGAGTCAATCAAGATGCTGCATGAAGAACATGTTAGAAAACGCAATTCTTCGGTTCTTACATACAGGGGAGAAGCAAAAGCAAGATTAGAACAAAAACTTCAAAATCAAAATAACAAGGGAAGTAGAAGATATGATAAACAGAGTAGTTTTAGTTGGTACTGATTTGGATTGTATGTCGATTGTGAATGATATTGTTGTTCTTCATATTTGTCTCTAGACTTTGTTTCTAAAAACTGAACTGAATCACATACAACTTCAGTAACATAGACACGTTGACCTTGCGCGTTGTCATATGATCTTGAACGAAGTCTTCCTTCAACTCCAACTAACGAACCTTTGGAACAGTACTTTTCAACATTTTCAGCAGTCTTATTCCAAACAACACAAAATCAGCAACAAGACAGTTTTATGAATAAAAATCCACCTTTCAACATCATGGAAGATGACATTCAATTCTAGTCTAAAATAAAAAAACTTAAAATTTTCGTTTCTAGCGAGTGTTTGTTTTAAAGATGATTAACTTTACCAATTATCTAAAAACATTCGTTAGAATGAATATTTGACCAAGAAAATAACAAATTAAACAAAAAAGGAGAGATAAAAAATGCTCATAAAAAAAGATGAAGAACCGTTTTTCTATAAATTTCTTTCAATAGCAAAAGAAATCATCAGGAAAAATAAAAGATACACACCAGTATTTTATGGCGACGATGAAAGGCTATATCTAGTATGTAACAACTATGCTGCAGCATACGACTTCCAAAGTAATTTACTTTTAGATGATGAGTTAAGAGAATTTGGGAAAATCCCTTATGAATTATCAGAATTACCGAATGGGGATATGAAATTGACAAAATCTGAACATTTTAGCTGTCAAGAATCATATTTAATTGCAATTAGAAATTTCTTCAAGCATACAGGGTATATGTCGAAAAAGGTTTTTTCTGTTGATAAAGGTGATCCTTACAAGATTCCTAAAATTGTTGAAGTGACACAAAGATGGGTTTCTGAAGAAGATAATAAAATTTTGGACAAGATAGGATTTCCTGATATCTATATGTTGGATGCAAAACGTGTTGATGAATTTATTACGCTTGCTGGTGATTGGAACCCATATTATTTAGCTGCACATGATGATGTTGAGCTTAATGGTGGACAAACCACTATCACAATGACAGTTTACTTCAATATCAAAGAGGATCCTAAGAAAAGCGCTTGTGATCAACAAACAATGGAACTTGTACAACAACCTACGAACTATGGCGAATTCGAAGATATGGATGTAGAAGAACCTGCAGATGATGAACAAGAAGAAATAATTGAGGATGATTACCAAGAAGAGGAACAATTGGATGCACTTCTTGAAGACACTGTTGTTCCAGAGGAATTAGAAGATGATTTCGACCCAATGCTTGCTTGATTTAGGTATCAAAAATGATTACAAGAAATTTTGGTTTACCGTTCCAGGAGCAATCGTTGGAAAAGGCAGACCGAGATTTACTACGCAAGGAAAATTCGTAAGAGCGTACACACCTAAAAAAACAAGGGATTACGAACAAAAAATAGCAATGTGCTATCGAAAAACTACAAGTTATCAAAGTGATAAAGCGTTGAGGGTGAAGATATTTGCATACAGAGAAATTCCTAAGTCGACCACTAAAAAATTAAGAGGTTGGCTATTAGATAAAACGTTTCTATGTACCGTTAAACCGGATATCGATAACATCATAAAAGTAGTTTTGGATGCACTCAATAATGTGGCATATTACGACGATATTCAAGTGTGTGAACTGGTTATCATTCGTGAATTTGCTGAAAATGAATGTTTAAAAATATGTCTAGAAGAAGTTGGCGAAAGAAGGCCAAAATAGGAGGATAGAATTATGGGATTGTTTGATTTAGTTAGAGAAGAACAAGAAGCAAAGAAAAAAGCTGAGGAATCAGCTAAAGAAGATGTAAAAGATACAGTTGTCAAAGAAGTGAAAAAGGTTGAAGAAGCACCAAAAGAAGCTGATCAACAACCTGCTCCAGTTGCAAAAGCTGAAAAACAAGCAACTGAAATTGCAGAAGAATCTAAAAAAGAAGAAAAACCTGCAGGTAAAAAAGTACCTAAGAAAAAAGCAAGTACTGAAAAAACTTACAAGTATCCATTTGGAGTCTACTCTGAAGGAAGATTGATTGATATTTCTTCTTATGGGTTTGTAGATGGCCAAGATTATACAGAAAAGGAAATCACGGACATCATGTTACAACACCGTCATTATGAGTTTGCAGGAACAATGGAATACAGTTATATCGAGGATGACAACGTTCTTGTTGTAACTGGAAAACAACATAGAAAAGGCTAGGTGGTTGACATGGCCAATAATTATACAAGATATAAATTCTATGTAATTGGAGTTGGTGGGACTGGTTCTCTTTTAGCAAGAGACCTTCCAAAACTTCTTTTAGGAACATCACATAAAATGATGCTACTAGATGGTGATACAGTCGAATCTAAAAATATCGAACGTCAGGGTTATCAATCACAAGATGTAGGAGATAACAAAGCTTTAGCATTATCGAGAAAAATAAATTCTCTTTATCCAATAGAGTGTGAGTTTGATGATAAATTTTGCACTTATGAAAGTTTATTTGCTCTTATCCAAGACGATAAGGGGTATGTTCCTGTAATCATAGGATGTGTCGATAATGATGCTACAAGAATGATTTTAGAAAAAGTATTTAAGAAGCTAGATGATGTTATTTACATCGACTCAGCAAATAGTGAATATGAAGGAAATATCTATATCACAACAAAAAAGAATGGTATTCAACAAAGTAATTTGAGAAGTCAATGTTACAAATTTGATTTGAATAAGCACCCACTTGACGTTTCTTGTCAAGAACAGGCCGCCAAAGGAAATGTTCAATTTTTAGTAACCAATGCAAAAATGGCCGTATCGATATTGGAACATTGCAACGCTTTAATCATGTATCAGTTGAAAGAAGGTGTTCAACTTGTCAACAGATTTGAGACAGTTTTTTACGACTGATCATGTTCCAGATAAATTAGAACCTAACACCTATGAAAAGTTTTTCATCAACGCTTTAAGCTATACATCACCAAAAGCTATAGATGATTTAACGATTGCATTTGAAGAAGATGAGTCTAATGATCTGATACAAAATTTTCAAGAAATCGACTTATTAGATGAACATGTTTTTCCAGATGTTATCGACTATGAATTTGAAGAAGTTATATTAAGTCCTTTTTTTGACAGAAACGAATTTGCAGTTGATGGTTTTGAAACATTGATTGAAGGATTATACGATGAACAGAATGAAGTGTTTGTAAATGTAAGTTTTATTATTCCACAATTAAAAGGTGTCTTTAGAGAAATATATGCAGAAGCCAAAGAGTGGTGTGAGTACTCGGATGAAACATTATCCGAACCTAAGGTTGATTATTACAATCTAGGTACCACTGAAATGCAGTTCTTATATATCAAATTTAAAAACAAGAGAAAAGCTAGGAAATTCAGAAAGCTTTATAAAAAGAGCTATCAAATAAGAGCAATGCTATATGGTTTTGGATATCGATTTATAAATGGTCAATTTGTTAAAGGAAACGTAAGAAACATTGAAATTGAAGGATGGGAATATCCTGATTTGAATTTTGGAGTGGCAAATGAAGCTCTAGAAATCATGGCAAATGTTTCAAAAAAAGAAAGACACAATACGGAATTGTTGCAAATAATAATCGAAAGAAAAGTAGATGATTGTGATTATAAATTTACTTCAAATGCTTTGATTTCAGCTCTTTCAAACACATTAAAGACAAAAAGCGAGGTGATCATGTAATGAGAGAAGCAATCATTCGTTTAAACAATAAAAAAGATGATGCTGAATTATGTATCAAGCAAAACGAGAAGATTACATTCAAAATGCTTTCAAAAGAAGAACTGGTAAAACTTTTTAATGATTTTTTTATCAAAGATCAGCATGAGAAAACAAACATAAAATTGTTTTCTGAAAACACGATAGGCGCTGGTATTGATTATGCTGTTATAAAGCAACCTGAGCATATGCAATATGTTACTTATAATAATCATTCATACAAAATAAATTTTCCTAATGCTATTTATATCGTTCGATATGACAACAAAATCGTAAAAGGCATCCAATGTTACTGCTATAAGAAATACAAAGTAGGAGATACCGAATTGTATGAATATGCAATGCCAAACATGTTGACAGGAAATGCAATGTGCATGGGTAGTGCTGATAAAAGGATTGTTGATGGTGATATTGAAGCTGCTTTGAATAAAATCATTGCTACACCTTACTCACATGGAAATTTTGATGGAATAAAGGGATTTTCAACAACAGTCAGCTATTTTGAATATTTAGAAGAAAATCCATTTCCTTACAAACTTTTAAGAAAATTGAACAGGAAATTAAGAGATGTCAAAGTGTGATGAATTAAGAAAATTATTTCTTGAATGGGGTGAAGGTAATTATTTGCCCCTCAAGAAAAAAATTGCGTATCTGGAAAATGAAAATTATCGTTTGAGAATGCAAAATTTAAGAATCAAAGAAAGAAATGAAAGACTTTCTATGATCACCAAGAAAAGAAGAGAGGAAGCGAATCATGAAAATAGATAGAGGAATTGTTCGATGTGATAGATGTAAAAGAGTTTTCAAAACCAAAGAGGTCAATAATTATAAAATCTCATATCAAGCAGGTGGATTGAAAAGTGATGGTGGCATGGGACTTGTAAGAAAGAAAGCAGAAATCTGTTCCGATTGCAATATGGATTTTGAAGACTTCATGCGCAATAAACCAGTTGCAGGACGTGATATCAATGACAGGTAAAGAATGGTCAAAGTTATGTAAGGAACATGGTGTTGTTGTCCTTGATGCAAATTACAAAGATATGACACAAGATGATGCTTTAAAGTATTTTGATTTATTAAAAACTGCAATGGATCATGCTTTTGCTAGAAAATATGATTTGGAAACCGGCCAATATGAAGATTATGCATTGCCTGAAGGGTCTACATATTACGAAGATGATATGAACAAGAAAGTTGCCTGTTGTGAATGCGAAAAGAAAATCATGTACGGAACTTCTTATACATCAAGAATCATCTTGAATAGCAGTGGATTTGGCTATGCAGTATGTGAAGATTGTTATTACAAAAATGACATGAAAGATATCGTTAAGGAGGAATTATAAAAATGGGAAATGAAAAATCAAATTATGAAACATATAAGGAATTAATGGAAAAATACAAATTTAAGATTGGAAGACCTAGTGAAATCAACATGGATGACTACGATGTTGTTGTGTCATGCAATAACGTTGGATACGCTCATGTAAAATATACAGTTCTTAAAAACGCCCCTAATTTAACTGATAGAGAAATTGCTCTTCTTTGTGATGGTGGTAATTTATGTTTTGGCTATCGAGTGGAAGGAAACACTATTTGTGTTTATACAGATTAAAGCGTTAAGAAAGGTTAAGGTGTAAAAAAATCTGTAGATTGCAGAAAAAACGGTACTAAGGAGGAACAACAATGAAAACAGTAAAAGAATTAGAAACTATGTTAGAAGAAGTTAGAAAAGTTTTAGAAGAACTTAAAAAGAACAAAAACAGTTTTGAACCAACACCAAAAGGCTGGAAGCCTAAAAATGGAGAAAAATATTGGACAGCAAATTATAATTTAAACCCAACTATTTTTATTTGTGATGAAAGAGAGATAAATAAAAATATTATTAAATACAATCGTATATTTAAAACAAAAGAAGAATGTCAACTTTATTGTGACATTCAAAGAGCTTTCAGAGACGCTTCTAGAGAATTTAAATATAATAGCAATAATTATTATATTTGGTATGACCACGTGAATAAAAAAATAAAACATGATTGTCTTTTTAGTGTTCAACATAAAGATATTTATTTTGACAGTGAGGAAACAGTTCAAAATCTCATTGATAAATTCGGTGAGAAAAATATCAAACGTTACTATTTAGGGGTGTATTGATATGAAAAATTTTGAAGCGTATGAAGAAAAAATCAAAGAATTAAATTATAATTTTGCGATAAAAAACGATGAATGTGTCAGGTGTATTAATATTTGCGAAAGGTGCGAATTTATAAGCAATCCTTTTGGTAGTTGTCCTCAAAATAAAATAAAATGGCTCTACAAAAAATACATTGAACCAACACCAAAGGTTAAAATTCCTTTAGCAACTAAATACTTTTTAGAAAGTTTAAATGATAAGTATGAATGGATTGCAAAAGATGAAGACGGTGCTGTTTGGTGTTATAAATTTAAGCCTGAAAAATATACACAAGATAAAAACAAAAGATGGACTGTATATGGTAGGGGTAATATTGCTGGCTTTAGAGATGCTTTCAAAAAAGAAATATTTGATTTTCTTTCATGGGAAGATGAAGAACCTACTTTAATTCAAAACATTCTAGATAATTGCGAGGTAATAGATGATGAATAAAATAGAAGAATTTAATGTTGATGAATATATAGATAAAGTAACGGAAACAAAAAGGATATTTAGACAATCGCTTGAAAAATATGGCAAAGAACCACAATGTAGACAGTTAATGGAAGAGTGCGCTGAATTAATTCAAGCAGTGAATAAGATGCTACGCTATGAAGATAGACCAGCTGAACCGGAGTATTATGCTAATTTAATTGAAGAAATAGCTGACGTTGAAATTATGTTATATCAATTGAAAGTGATGTTTAATATTGATGATGATCAAGTGTTTGCTTTTAAAGTAGAAAAAGCCAAAAGAGAGCAAGAAAGGTTGAAAAAGTTATGACAGCACAAAAAATGTTTGAATCAATGGGATTTAAAAAAGAAAAATTTGATTATTTTGGATTAGATCGATTTATTTATAAAAAACCAATCGTATATGAAGAAGAATACTTATATACATTTGTAGTTTTGTTTGATAAAGAAGAAAAAATAACATCTGTATATTGTGATGAGTATTCTGAAGATTATGAGTACGGTTATGATGCACCACCTGCAATTGATATGGAACTTTTAAAAGCTATCAGTCAACAATGCCGTGAATTGGGGTGGCTATAATGGATGCTGCTTTATTTGAAATTGACAATATGTGTCATGCTTTAGGGTTTGATCCTAATGGAATTAGAAAAGGTCAAAAAGTCTATGAGTATTATAGAAATTTTTTTGTTGCTAGTGGAGAGTATAAAGAAAGCTGGGAAAGTTAGTTAAATGGGGAAATGCTGCTAAAGCTTCTAATGCTATCGTAGGAAGTTACTATTATGTAACCCAAAAAGGAATAGATTTCTTAAGCAGTATTTATAAGATTAAATTGCAACCAAGAAAATAAGGCGGTGGATAGAATGAAAAAATCAAATGTCAAAAAAATGAAACTTTATAATAAAGCATTACAATTTTATTGTAAACAATTAGAAAAGGCTCTTGATAAGGCATGTGAAGAACTGGAAAAATGTGAAAAAGATTTTGATAAAATATATGGTACCAGCTATGCAAAAATAAAGAATAAAAAATATTGGAAAAAGGAGTTGATGGAAGATGACTAAATTTGAATTAGATTTATTAAAAGAATTTTCTGATGATGGATGTGGTGGAGATGACTTTGATGAAATCAGTACATTAGTCGGCATGAGGATGAGAGGCTACTTTCAAGATGCCGAAGATGATGAAACCATTGATGAATTGATTTGGAGGTATGAAGAATGTATAAGTCACCAATAGAAATAGTAATGGAAGAATTATTTCAAAAGATGGATGAGGATTTTGAAAATTCAGTATTTAAAGCTGTACAAAAAGTTGGCATAAATGTTGATAAAGAAGAACTCCTAAAAGCTCTAATTTATGATAGAGGACAATATGATGAAGGCTATGAGGATGCAATGAATGAAATCAAGCATCCTCAACCCCTTAAATTTGAAGATTTAACCCCTGGTATGTGGGTATATGATGCTCCTTATGAAGAAATTGTAAGAATTAAAGAAATAGAATCTAATGAATGGATATTTCTTGAATGTATAAAATCCAATGATTTATCTAATACATTTTTTCAAGAAGGAAGATTTTATCCAATTACTATTCCAAATATAGGAGATAAAAATGGGTAATCAGTATAGAAGAATGCAAACAGTAAAACATGCTTTGCAATACTATATCACTAGACCAGGAGCAAGTGAAAAGGATCTAGTAAGAGAAAAGAATTTATTAAAACGTGTTGAAGAAGATATTGAATGGTATGAAGAAAGACACCACATCAAAAAGAAAGAGGAGAGAAAATAAATGAAAAAAGTATTAATCATATTAGCAAGCGTATTTGCTTTAACTGGATGTTCAAAAGCATCTAGAGTTAATTGGAATATTAGAGAAGATGCAAACAACTTTAAAATCACAAGAAAAGTCGTTGCTCTTAATACTAGAACAAATGATCCATTATTCACTGTTGAGGGAAAGATTTCCCTTGATAGTGATGAAGATGGAGATTTAAACGTAACAATCAAAACTGGAAAAGGAAAGTACAAGCTGTTCTATGCACATTTGTCAAATGATGTTACATACACTTGTATTCAAACAAAAGCTAAAAAAGAAAATCCTTATGCCTATGACATTCAATTCTTTCCAGCAAAAGAAGTTATTGAAAATGGTGTTATTGATATCAAATCAAGTGAGTAGGTGGTAAATAATGCAGAAGATTAAATTAGAAGCTGAAAATGATTTAGAAAAACGTTGCAAAAATTTAAAAGAACAAAATGAAGCATTGATTAGTGGATTGGATCTTGCAAATGAAACAATAAGCAATCTATACGGTTTGCTTCGAGAATACCGTCAACAAAAAGAAAAGTTTTTAAAACAAAATACAAAACTGTTAGCGATTTATACTGTAATCATCATAGCTCATATAATCACTGCAATCATTAATCAACCATATCGAAATTCACTCATGTTTTATTTTCTCTCGGTCGTAAGTATTGTGTATGGTATTGATTTATGCAGTCAAAAATTCAAAAAAAGGTGATTAAAATGAATATATTAATTAAAAAGCTTAATGATTGTCAGTTGACTGATCAAGAAATCAAATACGTTATTGGTCGTTTAACGTGTGCAACTAATTTTGATAAGGAATTGCATTTGAAAGCAATTAAAAAACTCGAAATACAAAGAAAGTACCTTGAAGAAGGCAATGTAGAAATAAAAGAAGATGGTGATAAATAATGTACATTAACCCATTTTGGTGTGGAGTTGCAGCAACTATCCTTGCTGAATTGGCAGGGATAATTGCTTATGCAATTTATCAAGATCATAAAAATTAATAATTAATTATTTTGGAGGGCAAGGAATGAAATATACAGATGAAGAAAAGAAGATCATTGATGAAGTTAAAAAATATCTTAGAGAATTACGCCTAATAAATATTGAAAAATTCTCTTTAACATTTGAAATTGAGGACATTCCAAGCCCTCAATCAATTAAATACAGTGATGAAGCTCCTGGAGGTTTTTCAAAACCAAAAGGAGAACAAATCACTTCTAATATGTTGCGCAGGGAGCTTCTAACAAAGCGCCTAGAGCTCTTTAACAAAGAACTTGATAAATTTATGCCGTTAGTATATTTGCTAAACGCAGGTCATAGAAACATCATTAGAACGTATGTATGTTCAAGAGGGTACAATGAAATGATTGACACATTAGAAGAATCGTTTTGTATCAGCAAATCAACTTACAAAAGAGAATTTCCAAAAGCATGTTTAGAATTATCTAAATATCTTGACATGGAACACCGCCCATCGCTTGAAAAATTGAATAATATCTTTTATGAAAGTATCAAGAATGAATAGAAATTTCATTCTTTTTATTTTCTATAAATCTCTATATATGTCGCTATAACTCTCTATATGACTATATAACTCGCTAAATGTCGCTTTTTTTCGATAAAAAACTGTCCATTTTTTCTTTGTTTGTGTTATATTATTTATGTAGCACGGAGGTAAGATTAAAATAAAAATAATCATTGTGTCTACAATGCTTTTCGTAAGTATGGGATTAAAATAGCATGCTAAAAGAAAAAAGGAAGAACGGCAATTCTTCCTCTTTTTCTACTTCGAATACTAGCTTTAAGTAAGTGTGGGATTAGTTCAACAACATTTTAGTTGCTACTAAGATTAAAAAGAGCATTACTAGGTATTCCATGAATACTTGCTCCTTTCCTTACACCAAAGCTAATATTCTTGCTTGATGTAAATAGCATGTTGCTAGTACCTCCGTAGTTTTTATTGCACATCTTTGTATGTGCTTTTTTATTTTATCACATTTTATTTTAAAATATCTATTTGGGAGTGGTGCTAAAAAGCAAATGAAAGCAGTGTTTCAAATCTCTAGAGATAGTATTAAAAACCATAAATAAGAACGCTTTTATCACAAATGATAAATTTTTATTAAAAGTGGACCCATTTTGGACCCAAACTGAACCCAAAGTGAGCCCTAATTGGACCCAAAGTGGACCTAGATTGAACCCTTATTTCCATGCTATTATGCTATTGTGGTTTTTAAAGAAATGAAACAATCCCATTTAATTTAAAATCACAGTTCAGACATATAGGTTAAACCCCTTGCGAAAAAGTTCCTTACGGGAGCTTTTTTCTTTTTCAAAAACAACGATGCAGTTTTAACTGCTATTTCTATAAATAAAAAAATGGAGGTGGTGACATGATTTGGAAAAACACGAGTTAGCATTCGAAGACTATAAAAACGGCATGAAGCAAAAAGAAATTGCTAAAAAATATGGTACGACAATCAATACTGTCAAGTCATGGAGCCGTCGCTATGAATGGTCAAAAAAGAAGAAAAAGGGTGCACACCAAAATAAAAGTGTGCACACCAAAAAAGAATGCAAAAAAATAGCTGAAGAAATAGTAGAAACAAGTGAGCTGGATGAAGAACATCAGCTCTTTTGTATTTATTATTTAAAATATCATAACAAGGTCAAAGCTTATTTAAAAATAAAACCCAAAGCTAAATATAACAGTGCTTGTGTCATGGCATCAAGATGGTTTAAAAAACCTGAAATCCAAGAAGAAATTAAAAGACTAAAGCAAGAGTTATATACTGATATTCTTTTGGATCCTAACGATATTGTTCAAAGATACATTGATATTGCTTTTTTAGATTCCGATGAATTGGATGGGAAGGCAATTAAAATGTCAGATTCTCTTAGAGCTCTCGAATGGTTATCAAGTCATTTGAACATGGCCAACGAAGAACAAAAACTCAAGATTGAACTATTGAAAAAGCAATTGAATACGAATGATCAAGAAGATGATGGAGTTGAAATTATAAATGATGCACCAATTTAAGAAAACTAAGAAAAAACAGGTTCGTATTTCAGATATTGTCATTCCAAAGTTTTTGACCTGTTTCAATGACATTTCACATGTTCATAAGATTATGGACAGCGGACGTGCTGGTACCAAATCAAGTTACGCTGCTATTCATGGTATTTACAAGATTGTAAGTGAAGATGAATGTTCAGTAATCGTCATGAGAAAGTTTCACAATAAGCTTTCTAAGACTGTTTACAATGAATTCAAACGAGCAATCAAACGTCTAGGATTGAAGAAAAAACAGTTTAAGATAACTAAGAATCCAATGAAAATTACATATCTTAAAAATGGCAATTCGGTTTATTTTACAGGAAACGATTCTATTGACGATACAAAAGGGATCATTGATGAAGAAAAACCTATCAAACTTGTTATTTTAGATGAGCTGACCGAGTTTTTCGAACGTGGCCAAGGAGAAGACGAAATATCCAATATTGAAGCAACATTCGTTCGTGGGAATGATGATGAATTCTGCATGGAGTATTATTTCAACCCTCCCAAAAATCCTAATGCTTCTATTTTTAAATGGGTCAAAAAGATGGAAAAACGTAGTGACTGCATTCATATCCATGTTGATTATAGAGATGTTCCAGAAAAGTGGCTTGGTAAAAAGCTTATTCAATCAGCAATGGAAATGAAAAAAGTCGATGAAAGAATGTACAACTGGATTTGGCTTGGAATTTCAATCGGTTTAGATGAAATCATCTATTACATGTTCAATGAAAATCAGCATGTTCTTAATAGAGAACTTACGAATGATGAAATAAATGGAATTAACAGAATAGACGCATCTTGCGACTACGGTCAAATGAATGCAACTGTATTTGAATTTTGGGGACTTAATTTGGTACAGCAAAAAGCTTTTGGACTTGATGAATTCTATCATTCAGGACGTGAATCTGGTAAACAGCTAACTCCTAGTGAATATGCTTTCAAGTTTAAAAAAGCGTGTGAAAAAATCAAAGAAGCTTACGGAATGTATCCTCAAAATTTATATATTGATCCAAGTGCAAGAGGACTTGCTGAAGAAATAAAAAGAGCATGCCCTTTTATAAAAATAAGAGGTGCTCAAAATGATGTTAAGTTGGGCATTTCAAGGGTTCAAAAGTCAATTAGCTTTAAAAAGATACTTTTCAGTAGCAAACAAAGAATGCTCCTAAAAGAAATCGTAATATACAGCTATGACAAAAAGAGCATAGAAAATGGTGTTGAAAAGCCTGTTAAGGAAGATGATCACTGTATGGATGCTATGAGATATTACATTATGGGCATTTGGAAGTATCTCAGAAGATTTCTTCCTGATGTTGAGAAAAATGAAGGTGGTGAGGATGATTAGTGTTTTCAGCAATTAAAAAAATAGTAGAAAGGATAAAGAACAAGATGTTTCCTACAACAACAATAAAAAGAGCTTTTAATGTTGATGATATCGATATTGCAATATCAAGTGATATGATAAATTCTATTGAATTGTGGAATAATATCATGGAAAACAAACAGCCGTGGCTTAATAAAGAAAATGGTGTTAAATCTTTAGCATTGGCGCAAGGGATATGTGAAGAACTTTCAAAAACTTCAACTAGAGAACTCGTTTCAAAAGTTACTTCTAATGAATATGTAAACAAAGAATACCAAAAATTCATTAAAAGCTTGAATGAAGATCTTCAATGGGGGCTTGCTGAAGGTGGAATTGCTTTTAAGCCATATGTAGACGGCAATCAAATATATGTTGATGCAGTTCATGCTGACAGCTTTTTTCCAGTAGCTTTCAAAGGAAAGAAAATAACTGCAGCTGTCTTTGTAGAACAGATTTTCAAAGGCAAAAACGTATATACCCGTTTAGAATATCAAAAATATGAAAACGGAGTACATACATTTGAAAACTACGCCTTTGTTAGAAAAGATTATGCTCATGGTAACTATCAGAACTCATACGATGATTTTGGAAATCAAATAGCATTGGATACAGTTCCTGACTGGAAGGGAATGGAAGAACATTTTGAAATAAGTGGTGTAGATAGACCCTTATTTGGATACTTTAGAGTTCCAATTATCAATACGATTGATAAAAACTCTCCTCTCGGTGTTCCATGTTATGTCAAGGCAATTGATTTAATCAAGGATGCTGAAGAACAGTACAGCCGTTATATCTGGGAATTTGTTGGTGGAGAAATGGCGGTTGAAGCTGTAAGTGATGCTTTTGAGATGAATCCATACACTAATAAACCTGAACTCCCTGCAGGAAAAAGAAGATTGTTTAGAACGTATGATATTGATACCACTTCAAACAATAATGGTATTTCAATAACTGAGCTAATCAAAGTACATGCACCACAGTTACGTGATGCAAACTATGCATCAGGATTCAATAACATTCTAAAAAGAATAGAATTCGAATGTGGTCTTTCTTATGGTGATTTAAGTGATCCTCAACAAGTTGAAAAAACTGCAGAGGAAATCAAATCATCAAAGCAAAGAAAATTTGATACAGTTTCAGCTATTCAAGACAGTATGAATAACGTGCTTGAAGATTTAGCATACGCAATCAATGTCATGGCCATTGGACTTGGTAAATCAAATTCAATGGAATGTATTGTTGAAACCGATTGGGGAGACAGTATTCTTGTTGATAGCGAAAAGCAAAGAAATATTGATCTTCAAGAAGTGAATGCTGGATTGATGCCCGAATGGAAATACAAAGTAAAATGGCAAGGCATGACTGAAGAAGAAGCAAAAAGAGAAGTTGCTGAATCGTCTGAAGGCATTGAATATGATGATGAAGATGACGATACAGAAGAGGATGTAAATGTTAACTGATAAATTTTTAGAAGAGTCGGGTGATGATGTCTCAAATGACTTCAGCACATTAGAAACTCTTCTTTTAATTTGGATGGGTTTACGTTTAAGAAACCTTGCATCTTTAGAAGATATCGAAGAAGAGTATCCAAAATGGAAAAATAAAGCCTGTAGAGAGTTTTTTGAATATTCAGGTACTGAATTTCAAAAGGTCAAGAAATCGTCTCAAAACAAAGTAAAATCGGCTATCAAAAACGGAATAGCAATGACGGTCAGCAATATCTTTTCGAGATTGAAAGATACTGATGCTCAAACTTCTAAAAAAGACATGTTGAACAGGTCAAACAAGAATTTGAACAAGGGTATCAAGGATACTCAAGGTGAAATCAAAAACCTTTGCAACATTTCAAGAAAGTGCACCAACAAGCAGTTTATAAAAGCATGTGATGAAGCATATTCTAGAATCGTTGCAGGAAACAATGCTGACAAGGCCATTGAATCATCAATCAGAAAGCTTTCTCAAAAAGGTATCGAAGTAGTTGGTTATACTGATCATACAACTTCAATGGATGCCGCAGTTAAAAGAGCAGTTACAAGTGGTGTCAATCAAACGTCTTTGAAATTCAAAACGGATAACTGCAAAGAGTTGGGCATCAACATTGTAAAGACTTCAAGTCATGGCGGTGCTCGACCATCCCATCAGGAATGGCAAGGTAAGTTGTTTTATCTTCATACTCCTGTAAAAGGTCTACAGAACTTCAAAAAAGCAACGGGGTATGGCCGTGTTGATGGTCTAGGAGGAGCAAACTGTAGACATTCATTTTATGAAGTTACTGATTATGAGTATAGGAACAATTTGGTTGATACCGAAGAATTTGACAAGAACAGGAATGATGATCAATACGAGCTGGAACAAAAGCAAAGATATTATGAACGCCAGATTCGTTCTTGGAAGAAAAGAAAGAATATTCTTGATGAATGCGGTGTAGATTCCACCAAAGAAGCTAAAAAGATTAGAGAATGGCAAGATAAACGTTCTCAATTCATTAAAGACAGCAACATTCAATTCAAGAAAGAACATGGTATTGATAATGTTCTTAAAAAGGCTTATACGAGAGAGAAAGTTGTTAATAAAAATATAGATCAAATGTATAGACCTGTTAAAAGAAGTGGTTCTGATATTGATTTCAAATACAGCGAGGATGTAAAAATCAAAGCTCAAAGAGTAACTACTTATGGTGATGAAGTATATGTTTCAGACAATACAAAAATCAAACCAATGACACTTCATAGAATCAAAACTCATAATGATGAGATACTAAAAGAGTATGGGATTGATAAAAAACCTAAAATTGTAATATTTGACATAAACGAATACAGTGGAGCGTATGGCAAATATAACGCCGTTGACAACACAGTATATTATTGTTCTGATATTTTAAGCAAGGAATTAAAAAAAGATGTGGATACCGTAAGGCATGAATTATGGCATATGAACCAAGCAGAAGAATATAGAGCTAAATTTGGTGAGATAACTGATGAAAATCATCTTGATTATATTGCTTACACATGTGGCGTAGCAAAAAAATACATTGATAAAATGGGTATTAATGAATATAATGTAGGTGAGATAAGTGATTACGCCAAAAAGATGTATAAGTATTCACGTTATGATGAAGTGGAAGCTGAATACATAGCTTCAACTAGCAGAAAGGGGCGGAAATAAAATGGCTTTAAGACATTATCCTAAAGAAATAGAAGAACTGATGAAAATATGGGAACCGTATGAAGATAAAGTAAAAGATGGAGTTATGAGAGATGCCCCAAAAGAAGCGATTGAAGCGTTTAATAAGTGTAAAAAATGGGCTTGGGAACAAGGACAATAAATAATAAGTCAACGAAAGTTGGCTTTTTCTTTTGCTTAAAATCAGGAGATTTGATATGAAAACTGTAATCAAAGTATTATTCGTTCTTTTAATCGCTTTAAAGCTTATTGATCTATTTATTTGTGGGTTATGTAAAATTCTTATCCCACTTTTTATTTTCGGTTTAATTATGATAATTGCTTTTATTTTAGAAATTTTTTAGTAAAAAAGGAGAAAAAAATGAGTTCAGGTGAATTTATTGAAATTTGTAAAGAAGAAGTTAGAAAGCACAATGAGCAACACATGGATAAAAAAGAAGATTTTGAAGTTTACGTTGTTTGGTATGCTAAAACATTACAAAATCACAAAGCGTTATTAAGCACAACGTTAGATGATGGGATGTATTATGAATTAACTTACAATGGAGATAAGAAAGAACTTTATTTAGATGCTTATAAGAAATTTGAAAATAGATGCATCAAGCTAGGAGGAAAATAAAAATGAAATTTGAAAGAGCATTTAAACTTATGCAAAACGGAGAAAAAATAAAATTACCTTCATGGGGTGGCTATTGGTATTGGGATGATGAAAAGAAAACAGTTATCATGCATACCAAAGATGGCCAAGAATTGGATATTAGAGAAACTGAAAGAGTTATTTATACGTTGTCTAATATTCTTGATGATGGATGGGTTCTTGCTGATGAAGAAAACTGCCCAGAATTAGGTGGAGAGGCCACTTTTGGGTTTGATGAAGCTATTAAGTATTTAAAACGTGGAATGAAAGTGAAACGTAAAGGATGGAATGGCAAAGACCAATACATTGAACTTGCTACAAATGTATCATTCAAAACACCTAATGATGAAGTTATTAATGTAGATCACGTAGATATGGGAAACAAAGCCATTGCTTTCCATGGGACAAGCGGTGTACAGCTAGGATGGTTAGCGAGTCAAAGTGATATGTTATCAGAAGATTGGACTTTTGTAGAATAGCACAATATAAAGTAATATAAAACGGTATATAAATAGCTTTTTGAATAAAAATTTAACATATATTGTGTCAAATTTATTAAAAGTTGTGCTATAATACTTTTGAGAAGAGGAGGTTGGTATTATGGCAACAAAGAGTTTTACAAGTGATACATTTGTTCTTAACAACAATAACGCCTCTAAGTTTCGTAATATCATGAATAGCAAAAAAAAGGTACGTATTGCAAAAGTTGAAGGACATAAGAATGTTACTAGTAGAGAAGAAATTATGAGACTTTTGAATATCAAATAGAGGTTTAATCTTGAATTATAGAACTATATCACTAAAAGTTTTAATAGATGAATTTGGAAAGAAGAAAGCATTTGAACTCCTTTCCAAATTTTCTTGTCCTTTAAATAATGATGTGGAAGAATTTGTACATCAAAAAGCAATACCTTTTGAAAGAGCGGGAATGGCTCGTACATATTTGGTTGTGGCGGAGGATTCACAAACATCATATGGAATATGTGCTATATATTCCATAACAACAAAATCTATCTCTATCTCAAAAGAAATGACCAATAGTTTTAGAAAAAAAGCATTTGGAACTACATATGCTGTTGGCAATCCTGTAAATACCATACTGATAGGTCAATTAGCTAAAAATTATCAGGATGGAAATGATCAGTATATTACTGGTGAAATATTAATGAGTTTGATTATAGATTATGTTAGAAAAATTGATATTCTTGTTCCTAGTGTTTCAGTTTATGTTGAATGTGAAAATAAAGAATGCCTAAAAAAATATTATGAAAAATATGGTTTTGTTAATTTTTCAACCAATAAAGATGGATTATTACAGTATATTGTCTCAACAAAAAAATTCATTTCACCTGAATATGAAAAAGAGCATATAGAAGTTGAAAGAGAAAAACAATTAGTATAGTTTATAAGCCACAAACAAGTGGCTTTTTATTTTGGATGAAAAGATATGAAATGATATAAAAAAAGCTCCTACTCATTTGAGTTAGAGCTATTAAATGCTTGAATACGATTATCATCATAGATAATTTTAATATCTTTATAACGATTAATGATAGAATTTACAACACTTTCATACGTTTCATCATCTATAGTTTTATCATCATAAATTTCTTTAACTTTACGCCAACGATCAAAAAAATCGTTAACAATTGCATTACCTGGTTCAAGATAATTTTGTGAGATATCATTATTGGAAATTACATTGGAATCTTCAATTATTGAAAATTTAACATTCTTACATACTTTTACTATTGCTTGAAATACTTCGCTGTATGTATTAAAATGTTCAACATTTTTTAAATCTGTTCTACCACATAGCCAATCAATAGATACATTACATTTTTCAGCAATATTGCATAAAGTGTCTATATTTGGAGTTTTTGAACCTTTTTCATATGATGACAGTGTAGTTTGAGCAATGTTAAGTAAAGCACCAAACTGGTTTTGTGTTAAATGCATAGATTCACGAAGTTTCTTTAATCTAATTGCAAATAATTCTTGATTCATATTTACCACCTCTACTATTGTATTATAAACGATTTTTAATAAAAATAAATATTTAACAATAAAAAGAGTTAAACATTATTGACTAATTATATTTATTAATATAAGATAATAAATGTAAATGAAAGGAGGGACAGCTATGAAAAACTTAATACTTAAAATCGATGAAGAGTTACATAAGCAAATAAAAATTCATACAACCGAAAATGGTCAAACCATAAAAGGCTATATAACCACATTGATAAAAAGAGATTTAGGTATAAAAAAAGACATTCGTAAATAGTTTTGACCGACTAACGAATGTCACCTAATCAAGGCACTAATAGTATAACATTTAGTGCCTCTAATTTCAAATGAACAGGGGTATTGTGCTATGAATTTTTAAATATCTCTTGACTTTTGTTTGTACATATATTAACATTTGTTTGTACAAAAATAAGAGGAAAGGAGTTGAATATATGAGTCCAAGAACTGGACGTCCTACTGAAGAACCTAAAAATATAAGAGTTGGTGTTAGATTAACAGAAAAAGAAAAGAAAATGTTAGATGAATGTGAGGAAAAATTACATTTATCAAAAACACAAATTATATCTTTGGGTATTCAAAAGGTTTATGAAAGCATAAAAAAATAGTTAGTTGCTCCACGTTCAAATTTTGCAACTAACTGTTACCAAACGGCAAAGTCATTGTACTACATTTTGCCTTTGAACACAATTGAAGAAAGAGGTAAAAGTTATGTTAAATGAATTAGATAAGTTATTTGACATGTTATCGGAAATTGAAAACAAATTAACTGACTTAGAAAGAATTAATTCAATGGTCATTGTTACATGTGATGCATGTGAAAACGGGAATGATATTAAATATGATGTTTCAAATGTCATGATGTTAATTGAAGACCAAATTGACATGGTAGAAGAAACTATTAGATCAAATGTTTCAAAGTGCAATGCTTTAACAAGAAACATTCAAGAAACAATTAAAAAAGGAGATTGTCAATATGAACGAACTACAAATATTTAACAATGAAGAATTTGGAAATGTAAGAAGCTTGATGATTGACAATGAACCTTGGTTTGTTGGTAAAGATGTTGCTGAAGCACTTGGATACAAAAATGTAAGAGATTCTCTTGCAAGACATATTGATTCTGATGATAAAAGAGATGGGGTCGTGATTCACGACTCCATGGGTAGAGAACAAAAACCAATTATAATTAATGAATCAGGGTTGTATTCATTAATCTTATCAAGTAAGTTAGAATCCGCAAAAAAATTCAAACATTGGGTAACAAGTGAAGTACTTCCAACGTTGAGAAAGACTGGTTCATATGCTAAAGTACCAACTGACCCAAGAGAATTGCTTATGTTGACAATTAAAGCCCATGAACAAACAGCTCAAAGAGTTGATGTTCTTGAAGAAAAGGTATCTGATTTAGAAAAATCAACAACGATTGACAGTTCACAACAATATACGCTTGAAAGAATTGCTAAAACAACTGTAATTAGTGCACTAGGCGGTATTGATTCAAGAGCTTACCAATTAATGAGCAGAAAGCTTTTCAGCAACATTTGGAGAGACTATAAAAAGTATTTCAAATTAGGCTCATATCGAGATACCCTAAAGACTGATTATGAAAATGCTAAAAATTATTTAGAATCATGGTCTCCCGAAGTCAATATAAGTTTGAAAATCAAAGAATACAATAGTCAATTATCAATGGTATTAGATTAAAAATTAAATATGAATATGAAGCGAGTTCAAAAGACTCGCTTTTTCTATACGCAATTTTAGAGAAAGGAGGTGTTTTTCAATGGCTGAAGGATTAAGACCACATCATCATCAAGAATTTGAATATCATACTATTCAATATTTTGATAAGAAAAGACACGTTATTGTTAAGAAGATACAGTATATGTGTATGATTTGCGGTCGTGTTCGTCATGAAAAATACGATTGCTACGTACCGCCACCTAAAAGCAAAACAAAAGCACTAGAGAGAAATAAAAGGAAATACGGCAATAGAGACTGATATTTCCTTTTTTTGTACCCAAAAACTGAAAACAACATAGCAACACATGAATAAAACAAAAATTTTGAGGTGGGCAACTCGTAAAACTGCAACCGCACAGGCTGATGCAACCAGCGTACTAAAGCGTAGTGAATGAAAGGATCTTATGAAAAGAGAATTTTTAAAGAATTTAGGATTAACAGATGAACAAGTTAATCAAATCATGACTGAAAACGGTAATGACATTGAAAAATACCGCAAGGAAGTCGAATCAAAAACAAAAGAGCTAGAAACATTGAACACAAAATATGAATCAGCTCAAAACTCCTTGAATGATGCGAATAAGCAAATCAAATCATACAAGGATATGGATATTGAAGGTATCAAAAATTCCGCTACTGAATGGGAAAAGAAATATAAAGATGAAACTGCAGAATTGAACAACAAATTGACTCAACAAGAAAGAGACTTTGCTACTAACTCATACTTTGCAGGAATGAACTTTACTTCTGAAAGTGCCAAACGTGGAATCATTTCTCAATTCAAGGAACAAAACTTTGAATTGAAAGACGGCAAATTCATTGGAGCGGATGAATATATCAATGGTTTAAAAGAATCGGATGCAGGAGCATTCGTTGTTGAAAAAACTAAAGATGAACCTTCATTACCAACATTTACAAAAGGTACTGCTTCTAAAGGAGCACCAGGTGGAGAAAACAATGCAAATGCATTCGGTTTCCATTTTGCAGGTGTTAGAGCAATGCCAAAAGAATAACAGATCAGGAGGAAATTAAATATGGCAGCAGTAAACTATGCACATGCATATCAACAAGCGTTAGAACAAGCTTGGCCTTATGCGCTTTATTTCGGAGATTTATTCAATACTCCAAATAACCAAAAATATAGATGGGTCAATGCAAGAACAATTGAAATCCCAACATTAGAAACTACAGGACGTGTAGATTCAACAAGAGATACAATTGCCAATGCAACTAGAAACTACAATAACGCATGGACACCATTAACTTTAACTAATGAAAGAAAATGGTCTACTTTGGTACACCCAAAAGATATTGATCAAACAAATATGGTTGCTTCAATCGGTAATATTACTGAAACATTCAACCAAGAACAAAAATTCCCTGAAATGGACGTATATTGTGTTTCTAAAATCTATGCTGAATATCAAGAATTAGGTCAAACACCTATTACTGATGAAATCACAGCAGCAAATATCTTAGAATATTTTGATAAAATGATGATCAACATGGCTGAAGCACGTGTTCCATCTACAGGAAGAATCTTATATATCACACCAGTTTACAATGCAATGTTAAAACAAGCTGAAAAATTAGCTAGAACTGTAATCATTGGTGATGCTGAAAATAAATTAAACAGAACTATCGCTAACTTAGACTTGGTTAAAATCGTTGAAGTTCCATCAGAATTAATGAAAACTGTATATGACTTCACACAAGGGTATAAACCTGCAGTTTCTGCAAAACAAATCAAAATGTTCATGGTGCATCCATTAGCAGTCATTACACCAATCAACTATGAATTTGCTAAATTGGATGAACCATCTGCAATGTCTGAAGGAAAATGGGTCTACTATGAAGAATCACATGAAGATGTATTTGTTTTAAAGAAAAAAGTAAATTCAATTCAATTTGCAGTTGAAAAATAATAAAGAGGAGGATGATCTATGTCACAAGTAAGAAAAGGAAATAGAATCCTTACAATCGAGCCACATAGAGTCGATGACTATGTTGCTCGTGGTTATGATCATATTGATGAAGAATCTGGTGAAGTCATTAAAAAAGGTGACCCAGTTTCTTTAGCAGATTTTAAAAGAGAATATTCATCTTTAAAAGCACAAATTAAAGAAAAAGATGCAAGAATCGTTGAATTAGAAGCACAAAACGCTGATTTAACAACAAAAGTTGAAGAATTAGAAGCAAATGCTAAAACTCCAGCAAAAGCATCTAAAGCTAAGAAAGATACAGCAGAAGAATAGTATGAAGGTTTCGTATGAATATTACGTAGATACATTCAAAGGAAAAATATGTCAGCCTGAATTTGAGGACCTTGTTGAACCTGTAATTGATTTAGTCAAAGGTTACGCTGAACAATTCATTGCACCATGGGCATTAGAAAAAAATATCGATTATTACTGTTTGGAGCTTAAACTAGCAGTATGCTATCAAATCGATTATCTTCAAGCAAATGGTGGTTTGAATGCTCTAAATGGCACAAGCGATTTGGACTTGCAAAGCGTATCAAAAGACGGATTTAATTATAGCTATGGCGATAGGGGCAACAAATTCAATGGTGTTCCTTTTTCATCCGTTTCAGCTTATATGATTAAAAGTGAATTGAGAAGAAAAGGTCTTATGTGCAGAGTGGCCAAACGATATGATTAGCTCTCCTCGTATTTTAAGACCTTTTACTGTTACTTTGATTCATAAAGTTGATGAAGATACTTTTATTCCATACGTTCTTGAAAACGTTGGATTTGATGAAAACTATGGCATTACACAATCAAACAAGGGGATTTCCGATGCGGACAGTGTTCTTTTAACGATTGATTTGAGTGACTGTGGTGGACTGACATTTGTTGATCAACACGGTTACAAGTCAAAAAAGAATACTTTTACGATTGGAAATGAAGATTATTTTGTCTTGGATGCGATAAAAGAAACGGACTATGATGAATTGAAAAAGACAACCAATGTCTATTCAATCAATAAATATGCCTGTTATCGCCCGCCAGGAACGAAAGAAATCCAGTTCATTGAGGTGTATGCTTCTTGAAGATTTCTATTGATGTTGACTTTTCTCAAGTGAAAAAAGATTTAGAAGGAACTAAGGAAAAAGCCTATCAGACTCTTAAAAATTCTGTAATAAGAGATACTGATCCTTACGTTCCTTTTTCTAATCTAGATAATCGTACTCACTTAAGAGAAACACCTGATATTGGTGATAACGCCAAAGAGAAAAAACAAGTTATTTATGATACTGACTATGCACAACATGTGTATAAAGGTACAGGAATGAACTTTGACAAGTCACGTCATCCAAAAGCAACGGCCAAATGGTTTGAAAAATCAAAGAAAGCAAATATCAAGAAATGGATTAAAAGTGTAGAGGACGTGTTTAGAAATGGAAAATAAATCAAATAAAAAACTGACATATGAAGAATACAACAGGGTATTGGATTGTATCTATGACTTTTGCAAGAAGTTGGATATTCAAAATGTACAAAAAAACATGTGGAAATTAGATTTCTTTACTTCAAACAAGGATGACCAAATCATGGTTCAAAGAATATCTAATCGTGCTGAAAAAATAAATGAAAACATTATAGGAGGCTATACTGCTGTATTGCCTTTTTATATTAACTTTCAATCAGGTGCTAAAACTGAAAAGAGTGTCAAGAAAATTACGGATGTTCTAGATGATTTAGCAAACCAATTTGAAATGGAAACAATGAATAAATTTGAAAACATTGTTTTTCCTGATGATATAGTTCCACAGAAATTAGAAATGATTGCCAATCCTGGTGTTGAAACCTATGACAATGGCATTGCTAATTTTTCAGCACTGTATCAATTAACTTACTACAAGAAAGGAGCGTTTGAATAATGGCACAAACATTAAGAAATACTGTAGTAAATCGCCACGAAAACCTACACTACGTCAAATTCGATGGTGTATCAAAACCTGTATTGGCTGGTACTGGTTTAACTGATTGGACTCAAGCTGTAGATCCTTCAACCGATGACGGACAATACATTAATGAAAAGACTTCTCACTCAAATATGATGGCATATACACCATCAGTTTCTTATTCAGGAGAATTGATTCCTAATAATGAATTTGTAAGACATATCTATGAAGTCGGTAAAAAAGAAGTCATCGGTTCCATGTTTGATGAGTATGAAATTGAAACATGGGCCCCTGTTGAAGGTTCAAACGGATGCTTTGCAGCACATCATAGACAGTATGAAATTCAACCATCTAATCCTGGTTCCGGTGAGGGTGGAGGAAAAATTGCATTGGAAGGAACTTTCGCTCAAAAGGGAGCTTCCGAACATGGCCAATACAATGTAGCAACCGGAGAATTTACTGCAGGTGAATATGACTACACAACTGGTAAATTTACAGCTGCTTCACCTCAATCAGGTGCGTCATCTACACCAGCAGGCAAATAGAAATCAAATAGGAAAGGGATTATTACTATGTTAGAAATCAAGATTCAAGAGAATTTATTCGATGTAAAAATTAAAGATCGTATTTTCAGTATCGATGCTGACAATATCGATAATCATTTGCTGATTGACAAGTTCATCAAAAAATACAGAGGCAATCGTACAATTGACGATACCTTTATTGAAGACTGTCAAGTCGTCATTGATGAATTATTAGGAAAAGGCTCATATGATTATCTTTTTGATAAGGATGATTTAAAACCTTACTACGTAATCCTAGCTCTTGCAGAAGAAATTCAAGCCAAGTTTGATGAACACGCTACGACTGAACGTCAAAAAGAAAAGCAAGACAGAATCAAAAATGAGCTTGACAGTTTAAACTCACTTACAAGGGAATTTGGAAACCTTCAAAAGCAAATGGATTACACAAAAAACAAATACGGGTTAAAAGATTATGTTAATTCTAGACAAAAGAGATCTTCAAAAAACAATAAGAATAGAAAATCAAGAAATAGAAATAAAAACTGATTTTAGAACGTGGATTCAATTCTCTTGTATCGTTTCTGACAAGTATATTGATGAAAATTATAAAATCCCTATGCTGTTTGATTTGGTAATTCCAAACTATGAATTGTACATGGAAAGTGTTGATTCATTGGAATTGTTGAAAAGAATTCTTGATTTTTACAAGTGTAATAAACCGGATAAACCTGAGAAGAAACCTAATAAAAAAGTTGGGTTTCTTTTTGATTATGATATGGACCTCATCTTTGCTGCGTTCATGCAGCAGTATGGCATAAATCTATTGAGAACCAATATGCACTGGTGGGAATTCAAAGCATTACTTAATGGATTGAATGACGACACCAAGTTCGTTCAGGTCGTTGGATATAGAACTGCGGATCTATCAAAAATCAAAGACAAGAAGGAACGCGCGAGAATGAAAGAACTTCAAGATTATTATGCTATTCAAGAACAGGGAGACCCATTCCAAAGAACTCAGGAAGAAATCGAAGCGGAATTGTTTGAATCGTTAGGAATTCCAAAAGAATAAATTAAAGGCAGGTGGTATGATGGCAGATGGTAAAGTTGTAATTGATTTAGAAATCAATGATAAAAACGTTGATAAGAAACTCAATACAGCTGATAAAAAAGTAGATAAATTTGCTAAAGATGTATCACAAAAAGAAGCTAAACCTAACGTTGATGCTGATACTAAGAAACTAGAAAAGAAGCTTGATGAAGCATCAAACGAGGTTGAAAGTTTTTCAAAAGAAGCTACTGACAACGCAAAAGTTGAAGGTAGTGCAAAAATGGACACTTCCAATTTTGAAAAGAGTGCCCAGACAGTAAAATCAGAAGCATCTGCGGTTGAAAAAGCTATAGATGTTGATGGTAAAGTTGATGTTGAAGATAAAGCAACATCTAAAATAGACAATGTAAAGAAAAAGATAGATGATTTCTTAAACAAAAAAAACAAGCCAAAACCTATTGAGCCTCCTGACTCTGATGATTTTGAGAAAAAGCTTCAAGAAATGGAAGATAAAATCAAATCATTCGGTGCAAAGATTGCAGGATATCTAGCAATAGGAGAAGCAATTAAACAAGGAACTGAAATTGGAAAAGAAGTCTATGAAGATTTTGAAGATTCAGTTGCACGTGTCAAAGGCGCTCTAGGAGAAACAGATGACCAAGCGAGACAGACTGCACAGGTCATCAAGGATGTTTATGAGGCTGGACTTGGTGAAAGTATGGATAGAGTTGCCGAAGCCGTTGTAAGAATCAAGCGAAATCTTGGTGAAATGGATGACGGAACTCTAAACGCTATTACACAACAAGCAATCATCCTTGAGGATACATTTGATGTAGATATGAATGAAACATTGCGTGGTGTCAAAGGATTGATGAAAAACTTTGGGTTAACTGCACAAGAAGCAATGGACTATATTGTCGCAGGAACTCAAGAAGGGTTGGACTGGACTGATGAACTAGGAGATAACATTTCAGAATATTCTGGAAAATTCTCTCAGGCAGGATATTCAGCGAGTGAATATTTTCAATTGCTAAAGAACGGTTCAGAAAGTGGTGCATATAACCTAGATAAGGTAAATGATGCCATCAATGAAGTAACTACTCGTTTAGCTGATGGAACTATTGAGGGTGCTCTAGGTTCATTTTCAAGCGAAACACAAAAGACATTCAAGGCTTGGCAGGATGGAAAGGCCACTCAAAAGGATGTTATCGACAGTATCGTAAGTGACATTACTAAATGTGATGATCAACAAAAAGCATTGACAATGTCAGCTACTGCTTTCGGTACAATGGGAGAAGATGCCAATCTTACATTTGCTAAAGCGTTGAATAGCGTTGGAACTACTTTTGATGATGTTTCAGGAAAAGGACAACAGTTTGCTGATGAAACAACGACTCCAATGCAAGAATTGGAATCAAAAGTTAGAAAGGTCAAAGATCAGTTACAGCCTTTAGGTGATTTGTTCTATGATGTAGCAGGAGTTGCACTTGATAACTTTACACCATTATCAGCTGTTATTCTTACTGTAGCAACAGCACTTGCTACTTACAAAGGAATAGTTCTTCTCACCGAAGGAGTAACCAAGGGATTAGCATTAGCGCAGAAACTATTAAATGGCGAAATGAGGTTGAATCCAATCGGCCTAATTGTAGCAGCTATTGCTGCCTTGGTAGCTGGATTCCTTTATTTATGGAATACAAGCGATGGTTTCAGGTCGTTCTGGATAAATCTATGGAATTCTATAACATCAACATGCGGGCCTGTGATAGATACAATCGTCTCATTCTTTACTGAATCGATACCAGGTGCAATTGACACGCTTGTAGAGACTTTCAGCAATATCGGTCAAACGATTGTTGAATTTTTTTCTGGGCTTGGAGAATCAATTGCATCATTTTTTACTGAAACGATACCGCAAGCATTTGACAGTTTCATTGAAATATTAACAGGATTTATAAGCTCAGCAATCGAATTTTTCAATCAGTTGCCATACAACATTGGCTATGCGATTGGTTCGATAATTGGTTTTATCGTTAGCTTAGGAATTAAATTCGTTGAATTTTTAACGGTTGATGTTCCAAATTTCGTAACAGGTTTTATTTCTTGGATTTCTCAGTTGCCTGGTCAATTTTGGACATACATAACTGATATCATAGGAAAAGTAGCTGAGTTTGCTTTGAATTTGATTTCCAAAGGATATGAAGCAGGGTCAAACTTTGTATCAAGCATCATCAGTTTTGTTACAGGATTACCTGGGCAAATTTGGAACGTATTGTCAAATGCTATTGGAAAGGTTGCTGAATTCGTTGTCAAGATGGGTTCAAAAGGGATTGAAGCAGCCAAATCACTATGGGATGGAATTGTCAATACTCTTTCAGGATTACCAGGAAAGATGGCCGATATTGGTAAATATATCGTTGAGGGCATTTGGAACGGTATCAAAAATGCAAAAGACTGGTTGCTTGGAAAAATTGGAGATTTTGCAAAAGGTGTTATAGACGGCTTCAAAGGTGCACTTGGAATTAATTCGCCATCAAGAGTCATGAGAGATGCCATTGGTAAATTCTTACCACCAGGTATTGCTGTGGGGTTTGAAGTGGCCATGCCAAAAGCTCAAAAATCTATGAACAAAGAACTTGAAAAAATGACAAGTGACTTGAATGGTATCATAAACTTCAATTTGGATGATATCGAACTGAAAACAAATCTTGATATCGCAAGACAAACAGCATTTGAAAGTAATGTCACAAATGAATTAAAAATTGATTATGATAAGATGGGAAATTCAACTGCTAAAGCAATTAAAAACAGTGGAATGTCTTTCAAAGTAGACAAGCGTGAATTTGCCAGAATTATTTAGAAAGGAGCATTTATGAAAGTATATTATGTCAATTCAAACAATGAGCAAATAGATTTGTTAAGTGTTCCTTATTATATTGAAGAAACTGACTTTTTTAACTTTGAGTGGTCATATGAAACTGAAAATAGAAGGGTCACACGCTTTTATCGTGATGTCGAAACGAAAAAGGTTAGTGTAGATATCTTTAGCCAAAATCAAAAAGACTTCTACAGTGCTCTAAATAGACTCGTTGAGATATTTGATGTAGATAACGTAAGCAATGTCAAAGGAAAACTCTTCTATAATGACTACTATATAGAGTGCAATATCTTTAAAAACCAAAAAGACATGAAGTCATATATTCTTCCATACGCAAAGGTAGATTTAACTCTGGTAACTGATTCAACTAAATGGATCAAGGAAGATACCTACCATTTTTACAGCAGTGGTGAAGGAAAAAAAGCTGGAACAAAGAAGTATTCCTATAAATATCCTTATATTTATGGTGCAAGTGAAGGACAAATGACAGTTAGAAATACTGGAGTCGTTGAAAATGATATTTTATTAAGAATATATGGTCCGGCACAAGACCCGGCCATTAAAATAGGAGACAACCTTTATCAAATCAATACGACACTTGAAGCAAATGAAAGACTTGAAATCGATACAATGAAAAAGAAAGCTGTAAAAATCACAGCACACGGTGATGAAATCAATGTTTTTAATGACAGGAACAAAGACAACAGATTGTATATTCCCATCCCACCTGGTACAAATATTGTCGTTTGGAACAATTCTTTTTCATTTGATATCGTTGTCTATGATGCAAGAAGCGAGCCAAAATGGGAGAGTGATGAATGATGATGGAGTTCATCTACACGGATCCTAACGGAATCGAACAAGGACCATTGTTAAACTGTAGCCTAGACTTGGAAATTGGAACATATGACAAAGCCAAGAACGACTTTGAAATAACCGTTTCAACGGACAGCTGGGACCGCAAATTGACATATGACAGCAAGTTTTATTGTGTCGGTACCGAATTTGGTGGGATAGTAAAAAGTATCGAAATAGATACTGAAGCTGAAGAAGTAAAAATAGGGGGCATATGCCCAAGAAAATTGCTAGCAAATGATATTATTCAACCTAAAAAAAGAACTGATGAATACTATGAATTCATAGGTGAAGCAAATGAATGCATTCGAGAATATATCAATTCATCAACTGATTTTTTCAATTATATTGAAAATAAATCTAAATCAGTAAGTTTAAAAAAGAAACTGGCTGATTTTTTTGTTGTTTCACAAGAAGATAGTGGAATAACCATTAATTATCAGGCACGTTATTACAACACGTTGCAGGCATTTGAAACAATGCTAAATGATGCAAATGCCAAACTTAAACTTATTTGGAATAAAGATGGACATATTGAACTTTCAGTTGAGCCTATTATCAATTATTCCGAAAAACTCCAATTCGACAATGATTACAATCTGCAGATTATCGCTAAAAAAGATATAAATCAATGTAATCATTGCATTGGATTAGGCAAAGGCGATTTGCAAGAAAGGCAGGTTGTTCATGTCTTTAAAATCAATGATCAATACTTAGAACTGAGTGAAATTGATGATGACTCTATGATTCCAAGTGAACTGAATACAATGACATATGACTATTCAAATGTTGAAAGCATTCAAGAATTAATAGATGGAACCAAAACAAAATTAAAAGAAGCACAGACTGATAACTCTTTAGAAATTACATTTGATAATTTATCTCCTGAAATTGGTGATATCGTAGGAGCAAAAGAATACATAACAGGTATTTCTATGCAAAAGCCTATTGTACAAAAAATCGTTAAATGTACGTTTGAAAAAGACTACACAGACTGTGACATTGATTACAAGGTAGGTGATTAGATGGCAAGTTCAAGTGATGCAGTTGAGGCAATTACATTGACAGGAAAAGAAGTATCTGCAAGTATCGATGCATATTTGTTTGATGCTCTATATTCAGTTGATGGTATTTTTACAAAAGGCAATCAAATGGAAGCTTCTATTGTCAGCAATAATAAAGTAAGGATTGCTGATGGATTGCTTATAAACCAAGGACATTTTCTTAGAATCAAACCAGGAATGTATTGCGATGTGCCAATTGAAAATGGTACTCAAAACATGAAACGTTGCGATTGTATCGTTGCTCAATTTAAAATTGATGAAAGCGGAGAATCACACGATATTGTTGTCATCCAAGGTACACCTGGAGAACAAGAAACAGTTCCGTCATTAACAAAAGATGATCTTGAAAACGGTGGTGCTTTACGTCAAATTGAATTGTTCAGAGTTCATTTGAATGGAATCAATATTTCAGGTGTCGACAGGATTGCTAGGACAGTCAATTCATTTAGTGATGCAATCTTTTACAAGGGTTAACATATGAGAATTATTGAAATCTATCTGAATGAAAATCAATCACATTCATGTACTAGAAATATCTTCTATGCTGGAAGAAAGTATGATAGCAACAATACAGCTGTCAAATTCACCAACAAAAATCTATTCATTGATGGCTGGAACTTCTACTTGAAAGTAGATATGGACGATGAAGTAACTGAAATACCATTACTTCAAAATCTATTTATCATTGGAGAAAATCTTACTCAAACAGCAGGGGTATTAACCTGTACATTGATTGGCAGAAACAGTGATGATAATTCTACTAAGACATTTGAACCGTTTAGATTGAAAATCGAAGATGTCGAATATGATCAGGATGATAAGGAACAACAACCAATGGATCCAAACATGAAGTTGCTGTATGAACAATTAATTAATTTAAAACAAGAATTACAACAAAAAGAACTTGCGACTCTTCCTGCAGGTGGTAATAAAGACCAAGTATTGCAAAAAGCAAGCAATATCGATTATGACTTTGCATGGAAAGATATGCAGGGAACAGCCACTGAAATGTCTGATGATGAATTAGACAATATGTGGGAAGAAGTATTTGAATAAAAAATAAATAGAAAGAGAGATATATATTATGAGTTTTGTAAATGATTCAATTTTAAAATCAGCATTAGGAAAAATTAAAGCTTGGGGAGAAGGAAAATTTGTAGCAAAAGAAACTGGTAAAGGTCTATCTACAAATGACTATACAACTGCCGAAAAAACTAAATTGAGCGGTATTGCTACTGGTGCTCAAGCAAACAAAATTGAAAGTGTAAAAGTAAATGGTACAGCTTTAACTCCTGATTCATCGAAAGCGGTAAATGTTGATCTAACAGCTTATGCTAAATCAGCTGATGTAACAAAAGAAATCGCATCTGCAGTATCAGGAGTAACTCAAATCGATTACTCAGTTGTCGAATCATTACCTTCAACTGGTAAAAAAGGTATTATCTATTTAGTTGCTAACAGTGGAACTGGAACTAATATCTATGATGAATACATCTATATCAATTCGAAATTTGAAAAATTAGGTTCTAGAGAGTTGGATTTAAGCTCATATGCTAAAAAGACGGATATTCCAACAAAAGTATCAGCATTAACAAATGATTCAGGATATCAAACTGCAGCACAAGTAACTTCAGCTATCAATGCTAAATTAGTAGTAATGACTGATACTGAATTAAATACAATGTGGACTGAAGTATTTGGAGCATAATCAACTAGGAGGTCTTATATATGAAAGATTTCTTTAAGAGAGTTTTGTTTTCAAATGTAAGTGAGCACGCATCTTCAACAACTGTTTCAGCTAATAGCACTAAGTTTCTAACAAGTGATATTTTGAAAACTTTTACGACAAAGTTAAAAGATACGTTTGCTTTGAAGTCACAATTAACATCATTGCAAAAGCGAGTTGGACAGCTTGAAAAGACAGTCAGTGAATTAGAAACTGATTTAAAGGATGCAGTATATTACAAAGAGTAGATTTATTTCTGCTCTTTTTTAAAAGGAGAAAAATATGAAAGATTTTGAAACACGTGAGTGCGTTGTACACACACACACACACACACACACACACGACTTACCAAAATTAGGAAAGGTACAAAGTGCCTTTTCTTATTCTTTAAAAAGATTGGCGGTGACAAGCATTTAGATTAGTTT